GACAACTAGTTAAAGAACTAGAGCCAGGTTTGAATGCACTATTCGGCTTGGAATATAAACGTTATGAGAATCAGCATGCTGAGATCTACACAACTGAATCTTCAGACAGAGCGTTTGAAGAAGAAGTTATGTTATCAGGTTTTGCTCAAGCACAGACTAAGTCTGAAGGTGCTGGCGTGACTTTTGACAATGCTCAAGAGACATACACTGCTAGATACACTCACGAGACTGTAGCTTTAGCGTTTTCAATCACTGAAGAAGCGATTGAAGATAACTTGTATGACAGACTTGCTAGTAGATACACAAAAGCATTAGCTAGATCTATGGCGAACACAAAACAAGTTAAGGCAGTAGCTCCATTAATTAATGGTCTACCAGGTAACGATGCTTTCGATTCAGGGGATGGTGTTTCTTTATTTAACACTTCTCACCCAACAATCGCAGGTACTGTTAAAAACACTTTAACAACTCAAGCAGACTTAAACGAAACTTCATTAGAACAGTCGTTAATTGATATTGCGGCAATGACTGATGAAAGAGGTTTAAAAATTGCAGCTAGAGGAGTAAAAATGATTATTCCTTCTGAGTTACAATTTACTGCAGAGAGATTGATGAAGTCTCAAGGTAGAGTCGGAACTGCTGACAATGATGTTAACGCAATCGTTTCTATGGGAATGGTTCCTCAAGGTTACAGAGTGAACAATTTCTTAACAGACCCAGATGCGTTCTACATTATTACTGACGTGCCAAATGGTATGAAGTACTTTGAAAGAGCAGCTATTAAAACTGCTATGGAAGGTGACTTCGATACTGGCAACGTAAGATACAAAGCTAGAGAAAGATACTCTTTTGGAGTTTCTGACTATAGAGGTATCTTCGGCGTTGAAGGTGCATAATAATTAAAATATTTGAGGCGGGACACAATCCCGCCTCATTTAGTATATAGAAAGAAAAAACCATGAATAAATACTTAGTTAAAATTTTTACAAAAAAACTTCAAACTCAATTTGAAATAGAAAGCGATAAAGAAATAAATAATGCCGATGAGCTAAATAAACCTATTATTGACTTTCTAGGAAAATCCGATATAAATTGGGAAGTAAATGACTTAGAGTACCATAGTACTACTAGTGATTTTTACATAACCTATGAGGAGGTTAATAATGGCTCAGGACAACATGGTATTGTTCGCGAAGAAACTCAAGCTCGAATCTAGATGGAACGAGTTGTTTCTTGAAAACAAAGGACAAATTACCGCTGAAATGTCTGTTATTGGTGATGAGATTAAAACAGTAATTAGATCAATCATCAGGCAACAGGAAGAGCAAGTCCGAACCAATCCGTTAGATGGTGAAATACATCTTTACGCTGGTTAATTAAGGACTTTACATCGCTGAAAACGTTATCAATTCCTAGGGATCTCTTGCACTCTATACAAATCTAGTATATAAATTTATTACTATACAATTAATTAGAATACTGACGAGTATAGTCGACGGCCTAGAGACAGTATTCATAAACTAGGAGGATATAATTATGGCAAATACTACATTTTCCGGACCAATATTAGCCGGAACAATTAAAAACACAACTGGAACTACTTTAGGTTCAGATGTAAAAAACACTGGTCAAGTTGTTATGTGTCAATCACAAGCAGTGACTCAAGCTGATGGTACAACTAACATTGTAATTCCTGCAAACTCACAAATCGTAGCTATTGAATTATCAGTAGATGTAATTTGGGATGGTGCAGCTTCTACAGCTGGTATCGGTTGGACTGGTGATGCAACTGCATTAACAGCAGCAGCTGCTGTAGCAGGTGGAACATTAGGAATAATTTCTGCAACTGCTGGCGCTGATGCAACTAGAGTTAATAACTGGGCAGATGTTGGAACTACTGACAGAAGAATTCTTGTAACTAACACTAACACAGGTGCTGGTGAAGGTTTCATAACTGTTAGATATGTTCAAAACAATAACCTAAGTTAATAAATAATTAATGTGGGCCTTTGGGCCCACATAAATTTTAATAGGAGAAAAATTATGGCAGCTAAAGGTGATGTAAAAGCGGTACAGATTACAGCAGCAGCTCAAGTTTTTGCAGGTAGAACTAGATTAAGAGGAATTATTCTATCAGCAAATTCTACAACAGTAGTTGGATCTATAACTTTACAAGATGTTAATGGAACTCAATTTACTGCAGATGTTCCTCCAGGAGATGTTTTTTCATTTAACATGCCTGAAGACGGAATTTTATTTGATAGTGGAATGACTTGCAGTGCAATTACAAGTGCAAAAGCAACTGTATTGATTGATAAATAATAGGAGGATTAATGGCAACCTCTGGAACAACAACTTTTGAATCAAGTTTTTATATTGATGATATAATCACTGAAGCCTATGAACGTGTAGGTCGATTTGATTATTCTGGTAATGATATAAAAACTGCAAGACGTTCTTTAAACATAATGTTTCAAGAATGGGCTAATAGAGGTTTGCATTATTGGCAAGTAAAAAATAATTCTATTACATTAGTTGATGGTCAATCAGAATATGTAATGTATCGTTCATCTGCTGATGGTACTTCAAGTCCAACTTCAGTTTACGGTGTTGATGATATTCTAGAAGCAAGTTATAGAAATGCATCTAGTGTTGATACACCACTTACAAAAATAAATAGATCTGAATATCAAGCATTTTCAAATAAAACATCTACAGGTGTTCCTTCACAATATTTTGTACAAAGATTTATTGATAGAGTAACTATTACTTTATATTTAACTCCAGGATCCACTGAAGCCGGAAACTTTTTAAACTATTATTATGTTAGCAGGATTCAGGATGCCGGGGCCTATAGTAATGAGGCAGACGTACCTTACAGATTTGTACCTTGTATGGTAGCAGGTTTATCATATTATTTATCACAAAAATTTAAACCAGAATTAGTTCAACAAATGAAATTACTTTATGAAGATGAACTCAAAAGAGCATTAGAAGAAGATGGTTCTTCATCTAGTTCTTATATAACCCCGAAAAATTATTATCCAAATGTCTAGATCCAATGGTAAATACGCACAATTTATTTCTGATAGAAGTGGACAAGCATTTCCATATAAAGAAATGGTCATTGAATGGAATGGATCAAGAGTACATACATCTGAATTTGAACCAAAACATCCACAATTAGAACCAAAACCAACACCTGCTGATCCACAAGGATTAGAGAATGCAAGACCACAAACGTTTTCAGTTCAAAGTGGAGATGGTGGATTTATGAATGTAGATTTAACTTTACCTGGAGACTTTGCATTTCAATCAAACAATGGTATGATACCTGATAATGGATCTTCTGTTAATAATAGAAGACAGGCATTAGTAACATTAGGAAGTGTAACGGTAACAACATAATGACATACGCAGAATTAGTACAAAAAATTAGAGACTATACAGAAGTAGATTCAAATGTTTTAACATCTACTATTGTAGATGGATTTATATCTGATGCAGAATTTAGAATTTTAAGAGATATAGATTCTGACAATAATAGAAGATATGCAACAGCTAATTTAGTAGCTGGACAAAGATTTATAGATACTCCAGATAATTTATTGGTAGTTCGATCTGCACAAATAGTAAATGGTGGATCGGGTAGTACTAGAAACTTCTTAGAATATAGAGATACAAGTTTTATGTCAGAATATAATTCTACAGGTGCTACAGGAGAGCCAAAATACTACAGTATGTGGGATCAAGACACGATTGTTTTAGCTCCTATACCAAGCTCTACATATGAAATTCAATTAAATTATATCTTGAAAGATCCCGGTTTATCGAGTACAAATACTACTACATATTTAAGTCAAAATTTTCCCAATGGCTTACTATATGCATGCTTAGTTGAAGCATTTAGTTTTCTAAAAGGGCCAAATGATCTCTTGCAATTATACGAAGGAAAGTATAAACAAGTGGTAGAAGGCTTCTCTATAGAACAAATGGGAAGACGAAGACGAGATGAATATCAATCAGGTGTTCCTCGAGTCGGCGGAAAATAATAATAAGGAGATAAACTATGGCTATAACACAGGCACTTGCAAATTCTTTTAAAAAAGAATTATTGGAAGCTGATCATGACTTCACGCAAACGACTGGTGACAAGTTTAAAATCGCTCTTTATTCTTCTTCAGCTACTCTAAACTCAGCAACTACTTCTTACACAACTTCACAAGAAGTTCCAAACAGTGGTCAATACGTAGCAGGCGGTGGAGCATTAGTTAATAATGGTACATCAATTGCATCAGGTGTTGCGATCGTTGATTTTGCTGATAGATCATTCACTGGTGTGACTTTGACTGCTAGAGGAGCTTTAATCTATAACACTTCAGCGACTGTAGCTAATGCAGCTGTTGCAGCTTTAGATTTTGGAGCAGATAAAACAGCGACATCAGGAACTTTCACAATTCAGTTTCCAGCATTTACAACTTCAGCAGCGATACTAAGAATCTCTGGTTAATAGCGGTAGGAGGTAAATTCCTATGGCAACTTGGGGAACGCTTACATGGGGCACAGGTAACTTTGGTGCGCAAAATGATATTGACACTTTAGTTAGTGGAATAGGTGCGTCTTTTAACATAGGAACTATTACAGCAACCGGAGAAATAAATATAGGTTGGGGTTCTGATACTTGGGGTTTTGAAACTTGGGGTATATCAGGACAAAATGCGGATGTAACTGGAATTGCGTTATCTTCAAATTTAGGAAGTGTTACAACAACTGCTAACGCAAATATAATACCGACCGGCGAAGAAATTACTAGTACTACAGGAACTGTAGAAGCTTTTGCATCTTTCACAATAGAAGTTACTGGTCTTCCAATGACCATGACTTTAAGTTTTGATCCAGAGATAGTTACTCCTGTTAGTGAACAATTAACAGCGAATTTAGGTACAGCCACATTAGATGCAAATACTATTGCAGAAGTATCTACAACTGTACCATCTTACTATGGTTCAGAAACATGGGGCTTTGGTGCCTGGGGCAATGAACCTATAGAAACATTAGCCATGAATTCAAATGAAGGAACTGTGGATCCTTCTCCTGATGCTGAAGTAACAGGTATTGGATTTAGTGCTTCTTTAGCCGTAGGTACAGTAGTAATTGGTGAAGCTAACGTAACGGTTGTTGGTGAAGGTTTTGGAGCCGCTCTTGGAGTAGGTAATTTAGATGCAGTAACTCTGGCAGATGTCAGTGGAATAGCTATGTCTGCTAATATAGGCACTCTTTCAGCTAAAGGTTTTGCTAACGTATTTCCTACAGGAATAGGCTTGACAATGACTGTAGGAACTAATAGAACTCTAGTATGGAACCAAGTAAATACAGGTACAGCGCCTACTTGGACAGAAGTTG